CATCGGCGTAGTGATCGCATTGCCCGACGGTGGAGTGACCTGCAAAGTAAACCTGTCAAACAGCTCGAGTCCGAGTGTCGAAGCCCACGATGCGGTAGGCGACAACACAACCGACACCGGTGACGCCTTGGCGTACACCTGCCCACCCCAGCCCACAATAATGTCAGCCACCTGATCGGCGTCCTCAATGGTCTGCACCTGCGTCGCAATAAACTGCTCAGCCTCGCCGTAAGTAGTACTGCTGGTCGTGTTCTCTTGAATGTAAACACCGCCGCCACTCATCTCAACATTTGCCACGTTACGCATGGAGTCGCCGTCGTATTGCAGCTGCACTTCGGTGCCGATGGAGTTGCCCATAAAGCCGACGCCGTTGCCGTATTCGGCTTGCGGGACAATCGACTTAGTCTGGGTGCGGATTTGCGACTGGCTGTAAAGCGTCAGGGTGCCCGCTTTGTTTACAAACATCGGTGCAAACTCCGAGTTCGAGACCTTGGTAAGTTCTGACGTTGCTGTGGGTGCGTCGGGTGTGAGCGCCAGCACGTCGGATGCGGGGCTTGCCGGGGTGGACACCAGCGACGACGAAAACTGGGTGTTGCCGATGATGCGGGTTACACGCGCCGAACTTGTCTCAGGGTATTGGGCGTCACTAAGCCGGACGGCTTCTTGAACTTGTGTCTGCGTGAGTATTGACGGTATGAGCGCTAACTGTTGGAACTCGCCACGGCCCAAGGAAAAGGTCTCGTACGCCAAGACGGCGACCCCTGCGTTGTCGGATCTTGCGCTGGTGACGTCAATGCCGTCGATGTAAATCTTGCCTGCCCCTGTGCCGTTGTCGTATGTAAACGCAAAGTGGTGAGGCTCAGACGGTTCATAGCGGGCTGTGGTTTCCCATTTGTAGGTCCTGATTGTGTTATTGAAGGTCACAAAGAACTTGCCATAATCAGTGCCGTTGACGTTGGTGTCTAAATACATCTCAAGCGAACCGCCGAACATGTTGCCGCCGAACTGCGACGCCAGCGTGTCAGCCGAAGTGCCTCGACACCAATACATAGCCGTAAACGAGCTGGTCGTGCTTGGTGCCACGTTTACAAGTCCGCTGGTGGCTGCGCCTTGCGAGAAGTCCGAGCCAAGAGACTGCGACGGCAAACCTGTGGCTATGCGGGAACCCGGGAAAGCGGTGCCAGATGGTACGAGCAACTTTGACGGGGCAGAGCCGCTATCGACGAGCGTCAGGTCGGCTGAACGGTACCAAGTAATCGGGTCGTCTAACTCAAAGTAATGCCGTGGTGAAAAACCGAGAATGTAGGGGCGTGCCCAGTCGGCTGGCATAGACGACGAGCCAAGCAGCTGCAACGCGTCAAAGCATCGAAGGGTTACTGTCGAGTCTTTGCCTGCGTCAGTCCACTCGGGAGGCCACCCGGCAATAAAGCCACGGAACACGTCGTAGGTAGTACCTAAGTGGGTGGCGCGTATACGGATTTGGCGACGCGGAAGCAGGTTGCCGTAGTACGGGCCAGTCGTGTTGAACGGGTCGAACCGTCGATCACGATTCGACAGGGTTACCGTCGCAGAGCCGTCAGCCTGCAAAGTCCAGTCGTCGGGGATGCCTCGAGAGATGTCCATACCACGCACATAGGATGTCACGTCAGTCCAAGTGGGCGACACCACATACGGGCCGTCTGTAAACGCAATCTCAACAACAGCGACCGGGTACGGCATCAGCGATCACCACTACGACGATTGTAGGCGTCCATTACTTTGGCGACTTCACGACCAATGGCGACAGGGTCACCGACACCCGTTTGCACAGTGATGTTTACACCGTTACCGCCGTAACCCATTTGAGCAAGTTTTGACAGTGGAATAACTGCTTCAGGTTCTCCACCCTCGCCGACCATTGCCAAAGTTGGGCTGCTAATAATGCCGCCGTTTGCTAGCAACGGGATGTCAGGCACGTCAAAACCCTTACCACCTAAGCCGAAGGGAACCCACGACGGAGCCTTGAAAGACAGTTTGCCGAAAGTGTTATTCCACAACCGGGCGATTCCGTTGAAGATGGTTTTGACCACTGCGAGCATGATGTTGAACTGCGGAATAACAACGTTCTGGATCCAGTATTTGATCCCGCCAAAGACTGCGTCGACGATTTTTCTAAAACCCTCGAATCGTTTGTATGCGACAACAAGGCCGACAACCAGCGCGGCTATGCCAGCTGCAATTAGCGCAATAGGGTTGAGCGCCATAGCAATGTTTACAGCCGTAATCGCTACAGCAATAGCGGCGATGGCAGCCGCCACCGCGAGGAAGGCGTCGGGGTTTTCCGAAGCCCAAGCGGCAAACTTCTGCAACGCTGGCAAAGCCTTTTCCACAATCGGCAACAAGGCCGCACCGATAGATTCCTTTGTCTCGTCCAAAGACACCTTCAACCGGGCAAATTGTCCTGCTGCGGTGTTCGCTGCCTGACTTGCTGCGCCCTTAGTAGTTTTGGCAAGTTTTGCCATGACTTGCTCAAAGGTTGCCCCGTCCTTGATCATCTCACGGTATTCGGGAGCCAATCGACTAAGCGCGGCAAGGTTGCCTCCGTAAGCGCGCTCCAAGCTCTGAACGACGGTCTGCAGCGGCTTGCCTGTGGCTGCGCTTATGTCAAGCGCTTGATTCAACAACGCTTGGGCTTTTGACACATCGCCAGTAGCTCGAGCCAACTTGGCGAACGCAGGACGAAGCTCCGAATCGGTCACGCCAAGCAATTGCCCTTGCAAAGTGATGTAGTCCTCCACGGCTGCAATCTGGGCATCGGTTGCCTTGGTGGTTTTGCGCAGATTATTTGCAAGCACGTCTTGTGCAGCGGCATCCTCGATGGCTCCCTTTGTGGCGTCAAACAGGCCCGCAGCGACAGCACCAAGGGCAGCGGTGGCAGGCACTAAGGCTTTCTTCATTACGAAGCCAGCCTTCTTGGATGCACCTTCTAACTGGCTGAACTCTTTTTTGACTTTGGAAAACGCATTAGCGCCGGTGAACTCGGCAATGATGGGGATACTTACGGCCATTACTTCACCTCTTTGTTGACACGGTCAATGACCCTGAGAACTGCTTTTTCCATAGCGTTTTGGACTTGGCTTTGACGGCTAAACAACGACGGTCCAAGAATACGGGTGCGATTCGGGCGGAGAGGCCCAAGGGCGTCACCGAGACTGTTTACGCTTGCTCGTCCTGCCGTCTCAAAGATTGCGGTACCTGCGTCTCGCTGTTCCAACAGAATTACAGCCGTACGGCGGCGATCGCTGTCTAAACGGATTTTGAGGTTACGCGCCGCTTTGGCTGGGTTATACGGAAAGACTTTACGGCCGTTAGTTTGCCAATTACGTGCCATTCCTGAAAGTGGCACTCCAATATTCTGATAGCGGCGCTGAGCCTCAGTGATGGCGGGCTGTGCAATCTCTGTTGCTTCAGCTGCGAATTGTTTACGCAAACCCGGCTCAATTTTGTTGAGCGCTCGAATGGCGTCATTAGCACCGACTATTTCCGTTCTAATGTTTGCGACCACGTTTTGTCTCTTTTGCTTGTTCGTTCAACACATCTACCACAGTGGCGAGGTCACGTGTGTCGAAGTCTAAATTAGGAGGCCACCACCCGGTAACGACGAGCACTTCTGCTAGTCGTCGTGAGTAGGAGCCTTTACGGAAGGGTTTGCGGGTTCCTCGTCAACAATCTCAATGCGATCCAGCTTCTTGATGTAATCGTCAAATGACAACGGCACAGTGATGGAATGTTGTTTACACGACTCGTACGCAAGGAACGCTAGGTGTTCCATGGCAATACCTTGAGCCAGCTCGGACGCTTTTACCTTGAACTTGCGCTCGAGTGCTACGACTGTAAACAGATTGGTTTCAACCTGATACGTGTCGCCGCTCGATTCAACGATTTGCATTTTGATTTTCATGTGTTTCTCCCTATGTGATGTTTACGGTGCTGTGACGTCGCGCGCCCAAGTGCCACCAACCCATGTGAGGTCTACGGTGGCTAATTCGCCCACGGTTGAATTGATTACAGGTGCGTTAGCCAGCATGCAGTTCAGGATGGTGTATTCGGGATTGCTGGCTGACTCGGTCGTGCCAGATGGGCTAATCACCAAAGTGGTGTTTCCCTGTCCGACTGCAGCTGCAAGCAATGGCTCGATTTCGCCTGTGCCGTAGCTAAGGAAAAGAGTCATTGAAACTTCAACAGATTGAAGGCCGCCGACGAACTTGTGGCCAGTGTCGCCGAAGGCTGTCACTTCAAGTTCGTCTTGCCCGATGGTCAAGGTGAGGGCGGTGCACTGATCAGACACGTCGTATGAGGTTGCACCTTGCGTGATGTTCACGGTTGCGTTGCTGAGGAAAGTTGTAGTTGCCATTGGTGTCTCCTATTGGCGTTTGACGGCCACACGTACTGTGAGGTCGTAGGTTGGTAGTTCTTGCCCACCGACTGACACCACACCGGGTGACAAGTCAGTGACGGCAATCGCCGAGTTCATTATTTGGTCAGCGATTGTCATTAGGTAATCGCCAGCGTCTTGGTTGCCCGGGGGTGGGGCCAAGACGCGGCAACGGAGTGTGATGTCTCCCACGTTGTATGTAAACGAAGAAACAGTCGGAAGTTCAATAAAGACAGACAGCGGGCGGGCGTTGCGCGGGTCGGTGACAGGCTTCAAGCCGAGCGCCGTGAGCGCAGTTTTGACTGCGTTTACAGCGTCCACAAGGATGCCTGATGCTGCCATTACGCAACCTGCGCTCTGCCACAGCCAAGCAGCTGCATGATGCGGCCCAAGGTGGCTGACGGTGAAGCGGTGATACCCATCGAGTCAAACGACGCAAACGAGTCCACTGATCCGCGCTCGCGGTAAAGCGTGGCGGCATACATGACGGTCCCGAGTTTGACGTCGGCGCTAGGCACCGTGGTCATTGAGTCGATGTATCCAGCCTCACGACGCTTGCGATAACACCAAGCGTTGCTGGCGTTTACACAAACAGTGACGAAGGCTGTGTCGTTAGCGGTGGCAACGTCAATGCCGAGCCATGAAGTGACATCGGCTGCGACAATCCACGACACCGACTGCGTATACGTCAAAGTCCCAGACTCGGCCTCGTATGCCACGTCGGCTCCGTTGTTTACATAGATGACTTGGTTTTGGCGTGGGATGTCATAGTCGAAGACCAGATACCCCTCGTCGTCCACGCCGTCCAAATAAAACGGTTCGGTTGAGATAACTGTGGCTGTGGCGTTGAAACCAGTGAGTGCTACAGCTGCAACCGTGACGGAGTCGCCCGGCTGAACCTCGGCGTCGGTAAGGGTCTGGACAGCCGCGTAGTTGTCTACGCGTCGCACATGCGTGATAGTGCTTACTGCCATCTGAGACCCTTTCCCGAACTACCCGTGGATCAGACGAAGTTGAACTTGACGAACTTGCTGGAGTCAATCATCAACGCTGCGAAGTAACCGCGGAAAGCGATTGTGCGAGACAGCGTCGATGGTGAGTCAATGCTGATTGCACCCTTTTGCTGTTCAAACAGTTCGTAGCCAGATGCGTCGCCAACAATGCAGGTTGCGCTTGCGAAGTTGCGGTCTACGACGACCTGCAAGCCGAAAGCGTTGCCGTTGTACTGACCAGGTGCCAAGTCGCCAAAGGCGTTCATTGGGCCCACCTGTGGGAACAGTGGGCGCTTGCTGGAGTCAGACAATGCCAAGAGGTCCTGCCAGATGCCGGGGGCAACGAACAAGTGAGTCGGCAAGTTGCCGTTTGAAGACGACAAGATTGTTGACGCTGCTGCTGCAATGCCGGCTGCCCATACGGATGGGTCGTCGGTGTCTGCTGCGGTGAAGTTCTGCGTAACAGTTGCACCAGTTGCAAGGGTGTCTGCTGCGTAGTTGTCGGTTGCGTTTGCGTAGATACGGCCCATGTCGTCAAGCACAACGCTCAAGATTGCTGGGTCCGACCAGTCGATGTCGGCTTCCGAGATGTTTACATAACCACCAAAGATTTGCTTGGTCACTTGGTTGTTGAACACAACCATGGTGCCTGCGGTTGGTGACTGCTCAGCAATGGATGCGCCGATGCTGGTGTGTGTGGTCACTTCTGGACGGATGAACACCTTGCCACCTGCGGGCATTGCACGTACGCCGACTGCGTCCACAACTGGGCGACGGCCGATGAAGTTGTTGTAAACAGGCGACACGATTGGTGTTGGAAGAACACCGGGTGTGTCGGTTGTGACGATGTCTGGTGCAGCTGCGCGAAGTGCTTGGCTCATTTGGTGCCATGCGTCGCCACCAGCAACTGCTGCGGCGATGTATTCGACTGCTGTTGGGATTTCAACGTGCTTGCGAGCTTGTGCAAACACAATAGGGGCTGTTGGAACGATTTCAGCCGAAGCCTCAACCGCTGGGGTTTCTTGTGACATGGTTTCCTCCTCAGGAATGTCATTTGGGTTGGGTTCGACAGCGTCTTCCTCTTCAGGTTGAGACGCAGCGATTTCAGTGATCACAGCGTCCGCAAAAGCGGGCTGTGCCACAAGACTGATTTCGACAAGGTTGGCCTTGGTAACGACCATGGTGCCGTTCTTGTCATACTTGAACTTGACCGGTACTGCACCGA